ATAAACATCTTTAGTGAAACCTAAATCCTTAGATGCCTTGTCATAATGTTCTTGATAACCTCCCCCTGCTTTGAGTTCTTCCAGCATAGCAAGTTCTTCTGGTGAACGATCTGCGTACCTGTCTCCTCCGTAAGATTCATATTCTTGATCCTTTAATGAATTATACTGATCATAGAGCATTTTTTTAAATGCTTTATCTTCTTCAGACATTCCACCGAATTCTTCGGAACCACCATTACCACCACCTGATCTAAACCAATCGTTCCAAGTATCACCTGCTTTTTCCCAGAGATCTTCTCCATAAGACATATTACCTCTTTAATTTAAATTTTTGCTGATAACAGTATATTGTTTTTCCCAGCCTTTGTGTTTCTTTGCAATTTTCTCAAAACCTAACCTGCCTCTAACTTCAATGCTGCTACAATCCTTTGCTTTTGCAATTGATATTACATCACTTTCGCTCTTAACTATTTCTTCTAGGTTACCTCCTGCTGCTAGGACATACAAAACTCGCTTTCTTGGGTACTCTAAAAACTCAATTAAGAGAGCCGAGTTTGGTAAGCTTAATAAATACCAACGTCCTTGTCTAACATTCTCAACTACGTCTGACCAGTTGTATGTATCAAATTTCCTAAAAACTGGGGCTAGATATCTTTTACAACGTTTTAATTCGGATTCCCACTTAGGCATAAGGATTAGAAGATTGTGCTGTAGTAATAGCAACTCCTGATACTGCTCCTCCGTTTGCTACCTGTAATTTGTAATGCGTTCCGTCTGGTGATTGAATCACAACTGCTCCAGTGGAATCTATATTTCCACTGCTGTCTGTTCTTGAACTTAAGAAATTAGCCCTATCTAGTTTCATCATATTATCGTCAAGCTCAGAGATAATAGTGTTAAGCTCAGTTTGATATCTTTGATCGTATTCTGTAGGTGCAAGCGCAGGACTTTTCATCTTTTACCTCCTGGCGAAACCTGTGCTCTCAGTGCGGAAATTTCAAAGTCTTGATCAAAGGGTGCTTGTATTTTCAAACGTAGTTGTCTCCCAGTTTCTCGCAAATGTGTGTATCCTCCTTCACCTAAAGCGTAGCTGCTCGAAACTGTCTCGTCACTATCAGAATTCAAAGCAGAGTAAACCTTAAAGCTTAATGCGTTATCTCCTGCAACTGTGTCAGTGAGCATAGTTTTTACATTTGCGAACCTGTCTCCTATGCCCACCTCAAAAACACCTGTTTCGGCAAATGTCATTTCATTTGAAGACGCAGAACTAAGACCGAAGGAAAGTGTCCTATCACCTTCAGAAATCTGATTTGTATTTGAAGGTTCTCCAACTCCTGCTTCCCTGATCACGCTGCCAGATCTCTTTCTTTCATGCTCAAAGATATGACCGTTCAGGGCAATACCTAAAGGTTTCTCAAAAACACCAACGTCTGAAAATGCTGTTCGCTCGAGTTGTCCAATAGACCACCAGTTTTCTGCATAGTTCCAAATTACATATCTGTCTATATCTGCTCCTGCACTACTTACATAGAACCACCAGATTTCATTGTTTAGTGAGTTCGCTACTGCATAAAAAAGATCGTCTTGTACAACGTTTATATCATCGGAAATATACTTAGAAACATCACAAGGCAGAGGCCGGACACTACCGTCATAAATAAAGAAATTTCCGTTATAGGACATCCACACAGCAAATCCTGCAACTGAAGCAACTGCCTGCCTTGAAATAATTCCACAGGACGATCCAATCAACCTCCTTGAGTATATATAGGGTGGTCCGACATATCGCATTTCGTGGCAGTCAACGTCAGTGTTGATCAGGATCACATTACCCACTTTAGTTGCGCTTCTTATCTTGCCTGTAGTGTCAATCTCAAAACTGCCTGCGTCATTTGTTGCAGCAGCAGTCCAAGCATTATTTGTGGAACTTGTTGTATTTGAATAATTCTCTGACGTACACCACTCTATTCTTTTAGGATTACCGTCTGCACCAAATGCAATTAGGTGTCTCTCCTTACTAACTAGGATACAAGTGTTTGAAGTTGGAGCATAAGTAGGGTTAACTAGAGCAGCTTTTACGTTTAGTGGATTTGTTGCAGAAGGGTCCCAGTACCAAATTCTACCGTCTGAATCTGAACATGCTATAAGGAATTGACCCCACACATCAAAAGTCCAAAGATTTGCTGAAGTGACTAAAGACGTTGATGCGGTATAATCGTCTCCAAAGTTTCGAGCTTTTGAAATTGTAACTGCACCGGGTGAACCTTCTGTTACAAGATTACTTGCCCCTACAGTTATTTTTGAAGCAGTAATTGCAGTTATCCTGTGTGAATTTGCATAGGTTTTATCATTGGCAGCGTCACTAAACCCACTAACCTGAATCAGATCACCTACTCCGTATTCTGTGATAGGAAACGCACCAGCACTATCATTAAAAGAATCATCTGAAGTTGCAGCAGAAATAGTTGAAGCAGTGTAAGTTGCAGAAGCTAAAACTGTAGTTCCGTTAAAAGGTCCGCTACCAAATCCTGTGCCAACTGCAGAAGAGTCATTACCGGGGACAAATGCAGGGGAGGTGGGTGTGATATCAGAAGGTGTGCTTGTTTTTCCTGTGTAAATATAAAGCTTTGAGCTTGTCCCTACTGCAATATAAGAACTTTTGTTGTTGTCTAGAAAAGGAAGCATAGTTCTGCCCTTTCCAATTATTGTTGCAGCAGTTGTTTTTGCCCAACCTCCGATAGGTTTCAACTTACCGTCCTTCCACCTAACAAGGTTCGCATCATAGTACCTTCCTTTGGCTTCACGAACAGATCCGTTCCTGTAGACTCCAGGTTTTACATTAAGCTCGATTAGCATTCAAATTCCTTAATAATTCCAGTGGTTTAATTTTAAGCTCGAGTAACATTAGCCAATTAGACCTTCCTTATAAACTGTTTTACCTTTAATTTTTACAGCAGTAAGTTCCTTCTCACGATTATTACCGTCTGCCTTATAGCTAACATGCACCCAACCTGAATCTGGTATACCCTTGGTATAGAACTCTAAAAGTACCTGATCAAAATCTAGGTTAGAAGCAATCCACTTTGCTAACTGGAAGTTATCTATTGCAGGACACTCAATATCTGCAGCTTCACCCTTAACATGCTGACTCTTATCACTGCTTTTTATTGCCCGATTTAATTCAAGGCAGCGAAAAGAAGAATTGACTGTAGTCCTTCCGTGTTCCTCTCGAATATTTTGTAAGACATTGTGAGTCAGAGCACAAAGGTTGACCAGGGTTTCTTGATCCTTAACTGAGTTGTCGATCCCGAGTCTCTCGCCTGTTGAACTTTTAGTGAGTTCTTTTAAAGTGAAGTTTTTAGATATCTTCATACTTGGGACTACTTAAGCCTTCTTATTTTTATCGTCAATCGCTTCCTTCATCATCAAGACGAGCTTATCGTCAACGGTGTTAGAAGTCTTTGATGCCAAATATGTAAGCAACATCAGTGACGTTTTTTCAATGACCTTTTGGGTGCAAAGTGCAGTTATCATCGAAGTAATTGTTGAAGTTAGAACTGGTATTAAAAACGGCATATATTAACACTCCTTGTTAGGATAAGGTTTAAATGATTCGACACACTGCCAGACGCTCAAATCCGAGAATCCTTTAGCCCAGTGGCCTAGTTCAACTTTCGGGGTTCCAGAACATCCTGCTAGGAAAATAACTATTAAGAATAATCTGATACTACCCCTTCCTAGCTGTCAGCATTTCTATTGCCTTCGATTGTTCAACTTCGCGTTCTATGTTCTCCAATCTTGCACTCACACTTGCCATATGACCAGAGCAGTCTTGGCTAATTTTTACGAACTTATCAAAATTCTCCTGGTGAGTTGCACGATTGTTTTTCCCTTCCTTCCAGATATACCCAAAAAGCACCACAATAATAGCTCCTGAGAAACCTTGAGCCAGTATAATATTAACTGTTTGAGTTATAAGATCGTCCTGCTTACTCTCTTGCTGTGCAGGGTGAGGTGAATTTCTGTAATTTGTCTGGTCATAATTCGGAGGTTCAGCTTTAGCTTGAACTACAAAAAAGAATAGACTACCAATAACGAGGCCAAGAAAAATAGTTATGACATTGTCAATTATCTTTTGCATTTAGCGTCTCTTGTATCTCGGTTAACTGGTACTGAACCAAAAGCATATTTGCCTTTAAATCTGAGACAGAAATTAATGTCCAGCCTAAAATACTAACTATCAAACCGAATGCGAAAAGGATTTGTGTGGTCATTGCAATTTCGGAGTTATACTTCTAATAATCATGGTTGTTTGTGACCAAAATGTTACCACTTTTTGTGACCAGTCAAAAGTTTTGACCAGTTCAAAGCGGACACTAATGTCCGTTATTCACCTGCTGGTTCTTCTTCCTTTGGCTTATCCATGTCCACAAGTGCTTGCTTGTATCCTTCAGCTTGGTGCAGTTGCATCTGCATACTCGGAATCTGTTGCCGAAGGTCTTGGATTATTTTGTCTACTTCTTCTATAGTCATTTCTTATCTCTTTTTAACCACTATAGATAAATCCATATACACCTGAAGCATTTCCATCGCTATCAAATGTGACATCATCCATAGATTTACCTACTGTTTTAGATGTTATTGATGTTCCAGTTTGTTTCATTAGATAACCAGTTTTAGCTGCTGAACATAAAAGATCACCACTTGATATTGCACCATTTTCGTTACATACTTTGAACCCTGTAAGATAATGGTCAACAGTTTTATTCCAATCCTGAGAGTCACCAACACACGCAAGTTCAACTGAACTCTCTTCAGTAGCTATATCGTCTTTATCATTTGATAACCACCTACCACCGGGCATAGGATGCCCAGAAATAATTCCTGCAACATTTGTAGCACTTGCAGTTGTACATTTTGTTGCCTTGCCATTTTCTAATACAACAACATCTCCCATTTCAAATGTTTCACCTTGAGTTTTTACATCCCCAATTTCTTTACCCTCTGGAATAGTATCGCCTTCAGTATAAAGAATGGTTGGTTCTTTTTTTGCATAATAGTGATAACCAGTAAAAACACTACTATCTGCTTTAATGTAACAACTCATTGTACCCGGTATACCGACTTGTGGGTATAGATTCATTACATAATTATTATCCGATGAAGTCATGTGCATTGCAATAAGGCCAGAGGAGTTGATGGTCATTGCAGTAATTGGCGTTCCACCTGTACCTTGTCTAATATAAAAATTACTGTAACGAGAATCAATATAAGCATGACCGTTACTATGATCAGCCCATATATCCAGACCTGTATCATAATCACCAACCGTATCTCTACGAAGAAAAATCCCACTATCCGTTGGTCCAGTACCAGTTGATATTTGTAAAAATCTAGATGCAGCATCGTCATTCCAGCCATCTGGCAATTCGGTATGACCTGTATCTCCACTACCTATTGTTACATCACCCACTATTTGCAATTTTTGATTCGGAGCCGCAGTACCGATGCCTACGTTCTCATTAGAATCAATAGTCATTGCTAGTGCATTTGAATTGTCATCAATGCCTATAGAAGTAAATGCTCCAGTAGTAGTGATTACTCCAGAGGTATTAACCACAGAACTACCACCTATTGTGCCTGTACCTAAAGTACCACCATTCACCTTATCAAGACTAACTTCATCTGTGGCTAATAGTGCTGGATCAAAATTGGCTACTTGTCTAGCTCTACTCATGTCTTATCCTTTGTGTATTGTTTTGTGTCATGGTGTTACTCTTCTACCGAAAGTGCTTTTAATTGATCTGTGGTAGTACATGAATCTGCATCATTTGTAATGTCTCTGAGTCGTGCTTTCTCTGCTACTATTGCAGTTGTGTCTGCACTAGATTCCTGTGCTTGCATGAATAGAATGTCCTGTGCTTCCAAGAGTGGTTTACGATCTATCCTTAGACGATCCTTAGTAATGTCTTTTGCTTTAGGTATGCTTATAGTTATCATGCTCCCACTCCGTCTGTAAGTTCTGCCTCATCAACTTCCCAAGCATCTCTAAATGAACGATCACTTGGAATATCTGAATCTTCAACAATTTTATATTTAAGTCCAGTTGGAACATCTTTCTGTGCAAGTTCTTCCATTGTTCCTGACCATTCTAAGGTTGGTGTCAATACTGAGACTGTATTTTCTGGTGTTTTGTATATAATCTTCATATTTAATCTCCAAATACAATTACACTTACTCGACTACCATCGTGGTAGGAACCTCCTCCATCTAAACGTGTTTCTACATCTATACTTCCTGCTCCTCCTCCTATTTTTATTGCAGCATTAGCTTGATCTTCATTCGTTGTTGCAACTGTAGCATAATCATCATTAGCTAAAGGACTTGAAAAAGTAACTCTAAAGTTACCAGTACCATTATCTGTTAATGAAGAAACCCCAAAAGAATCCTTTATGGCAGGGGTTGCCATATTCATTTGAATCCAAGCTTTTGCAGTATCCAGTGATTTGCCAACTATCTTTGACTTGCT